ATAGAACGAGTCCTCGTGGTCGGCCGGGAAGTGGAAGCGCCGCCGGTCCTCTTCGAGGTCACCGTCGTTGATAAGGCGCTGCATGAGCGTTTTCTTGATCGTGTGTCCGCCCACGTTCCAACGTTGCAGACCACGCTTGTCTGTGCCGCCTTTCCGGTTGGCGTCCTGCTTCTGGGCACGCGACATGGCCGGCGCGTCCGTCGTGTTCATGCCCTTGATCGCCATGACCCCGGCAGACTGGCGCGGTCTCGCCCAGCGGTAGACATCGTTCGTCCAGTTGCCGCTGTCCACGCAAACCGCCGTGGGACGCATGGGCATGCCGAACGAGTTCACGAAAGGCTTGGCGAGGTACTCGTCGACCACGCCCCAGTCTTCGACGCGGGTGGGATCGCCAGGTAACTGCACGTAGTCGATCGCCCAGCACTGCTCGTTGCGCCCCCAGCCCCAGACACCAATGGCGAAATAGCTTTTGCCCACGTCGATCCCGATCGTCAGCAACAGGCAACCCGACGGAATCGACCGACGCAACCATTCACCAGCCCTGCTGGAGATGTCGCGCGATTCGATGCGTTGCGACGCTCCCTCGTAGCTTCGCCCGAGGATGGTGTTCGTGAACGTGACCTCCTTGTCGCTGTCGCCGCGCGCCTCCTTGCGCATATCGGCGATCTCCTTCCACGTGTACCCGAGGCCCACGGGCGAATAGGCCGCCCACAGGTGATAGCTGCGCACAGAGCGCTCGGGGTACTTGGCGACCCACTGCGCGCCGTCCGGATGCTCGGGCGTCGCCTCGATCAGCATGGCCGGCTTGTGCTCCTCACCGAAGAGGTTGCCGCACGATTGGCACAGGAACAGGCCGTCGTCCGTCAGGTTGTCGATGTCGAGCGGGTGGCGCGTGCCGCAGTGAGGGCATGGCACGTGGTATTCGCATTGGCTGCCACGCTCGTACTCTTCATCGATCTCGCTGGCGTCCTTCACGCTCGGCGAACTGAGCTTGAACATCTTTTTCCGCCGCGTGTACGACGAGGTGCGGCGCTCGGCCTGCACCTTGGCGCTACCCTGCTTGTCCAGGTCGCGGGGGTACTTGTCCAACTCGTCCAGGATCAGGTACCGGATCGGCATCGAGGCCAGGGAACTCGCGCTGTTCGCGCCACTGAGCACCAGAAGCCCACCCGGAAACTTCTTCGTGAGCGCGGTGTTTCCACTGTCCCGGGAGCGCGCCGGGCCAAACCGGCGCTGGAGGACCGGCATCAGTTCGACCATCGGCTTCAGGCGCTGCTCGCTGAAGCGCCGCGCGACGTCCACGGTGGGAAGCACGTACATCATCGGGCCAGGGGCGTGGTCGGTGACGTAGCCGATCATGTTGATTCCAACCTCGGTACCGCCCACCTGGGTCGACTTGCGAAGGACGACTTCGGTCACCGGCGAGTCGACCGACAGATCCATCATGATCTGCCGCAGGAACGGCGTGCGCGATGTGTACCAGTCACCGGCCTCGTTGGACGACTCGGTCGGCAGCTTGCGGTACTTGTCGGCCCAGGCAACCAGGGACATCGGCTCGGCCGGCGTCCAGCCGGACTGCCAGGCGGAGGCCACGACGGCGGCGCCATTGGCGAGTTCGATATCGCCGAGGAGATCGAGGCTCACGCGGCGGCCGCCTCGGATTCATCGTCATCGCCGGCGCTGTCGCCATCGACGGAAGCCTTCGCCAGCTTCCGAATCACCTTGAGGATCTCCTGCTCGACGATCCGTTCGCATGCATGGGCGTCGGCGGTCGTCGCGAGCACGCCGGCGATGCGGGGAGGAACGCTCCGCAGCGCTTCCATCGCGGTTCGCGCAAGCCCGAATATCGCGCGCTCGACGACGTCCCGCCGCACCAGTGCCTTCGCGGTCTCCGCCTGTTCGAGTTCGGCGGTCAGCGCCTTGGCGACTTTCTCGCGCCGCGCCGCTTCGTTGTAGCTCATGACGCCAGCGGCGGGAGCAGGCCCCGCGGCAGCGCCTTGTTCCGCGCGCGGATCGTCCTGGGCAGGCGCAGCCATGGTCTTCGGCGCGGAGCGGTCGCCGCCTCGGCCTGGGTCGCGGGTGGCTTCGATCAGCACCTTGGACTGCGCGACCACGATCAGGCCAGCGCTGTCCTTCACCAGGCGGTTTTGCCGATCGAGCTTGCTGACGTAGGAGTCGCTGACGCCGAGGTGCCGCGCGAAGTCGGCCTTGGTCATGAGATGTTGGTCCGTCATGCCATCACTCCGAACCGAAACGGGGCATTCCGAACCCATCCGAACCAAAGCCAAACCCCTGAACCTAGAGGCAAACTGCGCGCCGTAACACCCGCAAGGCCCGTTGCTGGGGAGGACCCAGCCGAACCCGAACCGCTGGGTAAGGTGGCGTGATTGAGGGTGGCCGGACCGGCGTGGCCCAACCGGCCCAACCCATGCCCGCGTAGGTTGGGACGCGCGATGCTTTGTGCCGCAACGCCTGTCCCAACCGGCCTAACCTGCCTAACCTGTTTACGCATATATAGAAGTGATGAGGCTTGTTCTCTCATGTGTACGCGCACGAAAAAGGTTGGGACGGTTGGGACATCGCTTGTCCCCCAACGTGTGGGAGGTTGGGCCGTGGGGTTGGGACAGGTTGGGCCGGTTGGGCCAGTCATGACGCACCACTCCCGTCGTCGTCCGCCTCGTCGTCGGGCCGGTACCACAGGTGCATGCGCTGCCCGCCCACGCGTGTGCGGAACTTGGGCCACCCGAAGCGCGTCATCACCGCAGCCACACGCATCTGCATCTGCCGATCCTGCCGTCCCACATCCACGTGCAGGGCGTACGTGAGGATGTCGGCGGTGCTGACCTCGAGCACCCTGCCTCGCTCCATCGGGTCCTCGCCCTTCTCGCAGCGGATGCGCCAGGCATAGTGGTCACGTGGGCCACCGCACAGCCAGCGAGCGATGGGTTCTTCCCATGAGTCAGCGGCGTATCGATCCTCCTGCTCCTCGGCAGCGCCCTCGGGCAGATCCCACCAGGACTCGCCACGCCGGTACCGGGCCACCGCCTCGGCCCATAGCTGGTCGCGCTGCGCTCGGATCTCCTCGACACGAACCACGCTGACGCGCACGGGCAGAAAGCGTCGTGCGCCGGTGGCATCGCGCAAGGGCTGGTCTTCGTTGGTGGTGCCGACGAACACACACTGCCGAGGGAAGGTGCGCGAATAGCGGCCATAGCTGGGCCGATAGGTGTCGGACGTGGCCGAGAGGGTCTGCTTGACCTTGTTGGCCTCGGACTTCGTGAACGACACCAACTCGCCGATCTCCACGCCCCACTTGCCTTGAAGGTCCTGGTAGAAGTCCTTCTCAGTGGGGCTGCGCTGGGCGTCCATGTACCAGCGATCGCCACCGAAGAGCATCTGCGTGACGCGGGTCTTGCCGGCGCCCTGCCTGCCCTCCAACACCAGCATGGTGTCGACCTTGCAGCCGGGCTGAAGGATGCGGGCCACGGCGCTGATCATGAAGATCAGGCCGACGCCCCGCGTGTAGGCCGAATCCACGGTGCCAAAGTATTCGGGGAACAGCGTGGGCACGCGCTCGACGCCATCCCACGTGAGCGAATCGAGGTACTCGCGCACAGGGTGATGGCGGTTCACGTTGGCTGTCGCCTCGACCGCTTCCATCACCATGCTCGACTTCGCACTCAGCTGGTACGTCTCGGGCTGTCCGATCCAGGCGGCAAGTTGTGTCGCGCCCGTTTCCAGCCACTCGCCAGCCTTGCCGCCACGCCAGGGCGGCGTGCGCGTGATGGTCACTTGGTTGGCGAACTCATCGAGCGCGAAGAGGCCAGCCAGATCCTCATCGTGTTCGAGGATCAGCATCAGGTTATGCAGGGTCGCCTTGCAGTCGCCCTCGCGCGAACGGAGCAAGCGCTGCCGCCAGTCGCCGCTGGCACGGTCGCCGCCCCCCGCTCCGCCCGAGCCGCCACGACCACCACCGTTGCCGCCCCCGCGCTTGTTGCGGCGATCGCCGAGCGGCACGACTACCTTTGCCGGATCGTTCATACCGCCACTCGCTCCGTCTGCTCGATCTCGATCGGGAGGACACGCGAGCGCGCCCAGGCAGCGATTTGCTTGGCCGTCCAACCGTCGCGCACGGCGTCGGCGATGTCCCACCCTTTCGGCTGGCCGGTCGGATCGACCATGCGCAGGCTCGCGCACCCTGCGCGGAACGCATGCTGCGCCACGCCTTCGTGAAGCGCGCCACTGCGATCTTCGTAGCCGAGCATGGCGTGCACACCCGGCTCATCGGCATCGCGCCACAGCACCACGTCGCGGCCCGCGAGGGGCGACCAGTCGACGTGGCGAATGCCATGGCTCCCGCCAGGCCAGGTGATGACGACGTACTGCGGCAGGAGTTCCGCCGCCACGTACTTGCACTTCTCGCCTTCGACGATGAGGACGGGAGCCGACGGGCGGTCCGCGAGTTCGTCGAGGCCGCACAGGGGCCGTGGGTCGGGGAACGGCTGGAGGCACCACTGGGATTCGCCGCGCGGGCCGATGCACCAGGTCACCGTGGGCGTGATCTTATCGCCCTTGATCGTCGTGCGCAGGACATACCCCATGATCGATCCGTTGGGCGCCCGATAGCCGTCGACGCGCTCCGGCACCAATCCGTCCCACCAGCGGCCCCGCTTGATGTTCCACACGCGACCCGCGACACCTACCACCCACGCCGGCGCTTCCTCCGGGATCGGATAGACCGGGACCCACACCTCGCCGACGGGGCGATCGAGCCGACGGGGCGCGGTGAAGGTGGCGCGCTTGGCGTCCTGACCCGCGTCGTGGCCGCCGAGCTTGTGGCAGGCCTCTACGAAGGTGTACTGGTTCTTCGACATCAGGAAGCTGATGGCATTGCCGTTCCAGCCGCAGCCGAAGCAATGCGCAAAGCCCTTGTCTGGCATCACGTAGAAGGATGGCGAACGCTCCACGTGGAACGGACAGAGACCGACCAACTCGGTGCCGCTCTTCCGAAGCTCGACGCCGTTGCGCTCGATGACGTCGATCAAGTCCACGCGGGCCAGGAGTTCCGCAACGTTGATCACGCGGCCTCCGCAGCACACGCCAGGTCGGCGCGAACGTCGGCGACGGTGCTGCCGCTGGCGTAGGTGCCGAGCAGATGCAGCGCGCATGAGGCGTCGAGCAGAAGGTCTTCCCGTCCGTCCCGCGTCACGATGGCGACCGTTCCGCACGGCCACCGATAGACGCGCACGCCGGTGCCGAGCGACGCCCGCTCCACGACGAAGTCAGCCACCTCGACCTCCAGCCGCCCCGGCCGGAAAACCCTTGCACCACGACCAATGCCTGCCGGCACCGGGCTCTTCCACGCCGCACGTGTCACGAGGCCACCTTCAAATCAAGACGCCCTTGCGGATTGCCCGGGCTGGTTTTCACAAACGCTTCGTGCTGCGCCATCGCCTCGGGCGAACAGCCGCGGGCAAGGAACAACGCGTATTCAGTTCTGGCGCGCTCCATCGCGGCCCGTTCGCCGGTGGTTATCGGCCTCTGCCGTTTCGTGCGGCGGGTGTGTGCCATGGCTTTGCCCCCTGCTCGAGCAAACGCTGGTGGTGAAGGCAATAGCGCGCCCCAAGGTCGCGGCGCACCTCGCTGATCGCTTCTTCGCAGTCCGGTGCGGTGCACTCGGGCGGCCCACGCTCTTTGGCCCGACGCGCGGCCAACGTGAGTTCCATGTCTTCCATCTGGCGCGCCTGGGCGCGATCTATCTGATCCACGATTACCCCTGCCCATCAGGCGCTTTCGGTACTTGAGCGCGCAACGCGTCCAGCAACTCACGGTCGGCCGTTGTCGCCGCCATCAGCGCCGCGTCGATCGCGGCGTACTCGTTCGGGGTGATGAGGTTGTCGACCAACGCCTGTTGCACGACAGACCACACGGCGCCACGGGTCGCCTGGCTCTGAAGCATCACCTGCATCAGCGAGGCGGCGGCGCCCTCCTGCCCTGCCGGTCGAAGCACGAAGCCGTGCTCCGCCGCCATGGCTTCGAGGATCGAGAAGTCGCCCGTCAAGCCCATGCCGAGGTTTGCTTCTTCCAGCGCGAGCTTGTGCGAAGCGTTGTTCGGGTTGACCTTGTTCCGCAGGACGGCGGCGTTCATACCCATGCGCGGCGCGAGTGCCTCGCTCCCGCCCGGGTAGTTGTGCACCATGCGGTAGGCGGCGTCGTCAACGTTCACGAGGCGCTCCCGCGAACGTAGAGCGCGCGTCGCGCGATCGCTACGCTGATTCCATGGACATCACGACGACCGAACAGGCATTGAAAGGCGGGCTTCCCCCGGTGGTACGCTGCGCGCGCCAACGAAACAGCGACGCACCGGGAGAAGCCCATGAAACAGCCAACAGAGGTTGTCGAGATCAAAGACCCGAGGGCCAAGATCACGTACAGGGTGGTGGCCTTTCGAACGCTGACCAGGGACGAGGCCGTCGCCGCGATCCAAGCGTTCAACGGGCAGAACAAGAGAAAAGCCACGAAAAATTCCACCGTGACTATCGTGACGACGATTGGTGCCGCCGACGTGTAGCTCATTTGGAGCCCCCGCCAGCAATGTCATCGCCATTGACGAAGGCTGACTCCTGCTCGGTCATCGAAGGGATCTCGCGAACGCCCGGGCCGCCCTCAGCTACCTCACGCTGCATGTCTCGCAGCACATGGCCGAAGACAAGTTCACTCGCCAACGTGACGGCCTTCGGGTCGCCGGCGAGCTCGGCCTTTCCCGGCTTCAGGAGCCAATTTCGGATGGCTACGCGCAGTTCCATATCAGACGATCCCCCTGGTCCGTCGAACGGCTTCTCGTTCATCACGTGGTTGCCCGAAGGCGAGTTCGCCCGGTTTCGGGAGATCTTCCCCGTTCGGTACCCGGCCACCTACGACGCATGGCGTCGCTGCACCGAGCAGGTCATCGAATTGGACGAAGCGTCGGGCATCGAGTGCGTCCGGGTGGAAGTTCACGCCGAGGGATTCCTCGCGTGGTGCCGAGCGCTGGGACGGGACGCCGACGGGAAAGCCCTGCTCGACTACACCGATCGCCTGGGGATCGCGGCGCGATGCCGGCGTGGGGACGGCTGACGTGGTCACCTTAGGCCGCCTCGCCCTTCGCAGGTTGCGTCGCGTCATCGTAAAGATCGGGGCGCACTTCCCGCCTCGTGACCGCTCCGGACGTCGCGTGCTCAATGCGCTTTGCCAACTTCGGGCCGGCCTTCCGGCCACGCCAGCCCGTGGCCACCTGCCAGAGGTAGTCGTCGTTGCAGCCAAGGGCCGCAACGAGTTCAGAGCGGCGGGACGAATCAGCGATGTAGGTTGCTAGGTCCATGAAGCCGAACTCTAGCTATTTGCTACCCCTGAATCAAGCTTTTTGTGAGGCGCTAAAAAGTAGCAGCTTGCTACCCTCCCCTCCCATGCGCACCATCGCCGAGGTCCATCGCTCGAACATCGCCCGGCTCATTGAGCAGGAAGCGGCGTCCCCGCAAGGTCCCCGCGGCGCTCAAACACGCATCGCCGAGAAGATCGGCAAGAGCCCGAAGCAAGTCAGCCAATGGCTTCGAGACCCGTCTTCGGATGCTTATCGCGGAATCGGTCCGAAGGTCGCGCGACAGATCGAAGAGGCGATGGGCCTTCCCGCTGGTTGGCTGGACGTCGATCACGGCCCGGTTTCATCGCGCGGCGCAGAGTCGAGCGCTCCTGACGGCGATCATACCCAATGGGTGGCGAACGGTACGGGCATCGTTGCAGTTCCACACGCCGCCGGCTTCGATAATGAGCCAGGCCCGGCGAACCTGATCTTCCCCCAAGCAATGCTGCGCGACCTCATGGAGGTCTACCACGCTCGCCGCTTGGGGTGGATAGTGAACCCGACGGACTCCATGGGGGAAGTAATTCCGCGTGGGATGTTCGTTTTTGTGGACACCGGCGTCCAATCAGTGCGCGGAAACGGCATATACGCGGTGCGCCTCTTCGGCAGCCCAAGTATCATGCGCGTCCAGGTAAGGGGCGAAGACTCACTGCGCGTTATGGGAAGCAATCGCTTCGACGACGCGATCGACCTCTTCGGGGAGCAGGTCAATTCACTTGAGGTCGGTGGCCTCGTTGTCGGATACGCGGACCGAATAAAGCTGATATAGCTCAAGGGGAACGCAGGGGAGCTGGGATGCAGTTAGTGCGTGGGACGTTGCTCGGAATCGCCTATGCCGTGGCCCTCTACGTTCTGAGAGATGCGTCGTCCGCCCATTGGTACCTTCCAGCGGGCCTGCGATTCGCGGCCCTTCTCGCGTTGCCTATGCGCTGGTGGCCATACCTTTACATGGGCGAGTGCGCGAGTCTTTTAGCCATCAGATTCCCGCTGATCCCCACCCGCGGGCTCGCATGGGTGCTTGTCTCCACCTTCACAGCCATGCCCCCTGTCGCTGCACTTGTGGCCCTCATCCGTAGGCGATCGGCGTTGCCGGTTGTAGCGACAGCGAAAGACGTGATCATCCTCCTGGTCGGTGCGTTATCCATGTCGACCATCACGACGCTCATCAACGCTCTGACGACCTACAGCCTCATGCATGGTCGTCCTACGAACCCTGTCGGCTACGTTCTGGGCATATGGGTGTTGGGCCAGTACCTCGGCATGCTGATCTTTGCGCCACTAGTCTTGCTTTGGCACAGCCGAAAGCCGAGACATGCTATGTCGCCGGCGCTTCGCTTGGAATCTCTCACGCTCGTCATGTGTGCGTGCTTCGCATTCTGGGTCTTCGAGATAGCACCTCAGGATCTACGCACCACGACGGCGCAACTTATCCGCGCCGGCCTAGGATTGGCTGCTCTCGCGCTCACATACCGGCATGGGTGGAGAGGCGCAGCGGTGGGAATAGTCGCCGCAAGCTTAGGCGTCGGGCTTAGCGCTGGTGCCGATTACGATCCAGCGACCCTCGCGTCGCAGGAGATGGTGGCGTTTGTCGCGAGCGCACTGCTCCTCTCAGGCGCGGCGATGACGTACAACTTCGAGGTGGCTATGGAGCGAGACGAAGCCTGGCGACACGCCCGAGAAGCTGGAAGGCGCGCGTGGGATGACAGCGAGGCACAGAACCTCGCGCACGTCGATCGGGCGGCAACGGTATACGCGGAGATCCTGCGCAACAGCGAGAACATCGTCGGCAACCTGCGTCACGCGAAGCGGTCAGAGGACATCATGCGCTTGACGGGGGACCTGCTTGCCTCGACGCGCTCGGCGGCCAACAGCCTGATGAATGAGATATACCCGGCAATCGTCTACAGCGCAGACGGCTTGTATGGTGCTCTGCGAGCGAAACGCTTTTCCTCCGGGGTCCGCTACCGCACGTCGCTTATGGGCGACGCCAACGCGCTTTCACGAAGTGCATCATTGACAGCGTATCGCGTTGCTACCGCCGCGCTGGACCACTTAGCTGCCATGGCACCCACGGAGATCCGCCTAAGAGTGCGAGTCGCTCGCATCAGAGGAGAAATGATCATCTATATCCGCGCAAAAGGCGACGCTACGGTCACACGGACGGCCTCGGATACGGCAGCGATTGCACGAATGCGCCGACGCGTCATGCTGCTTGGCGGCCTCATGCGAAACGAGAGCGGTAGCCTCGCAATCCTGCTTCCAGACTCAGGGGATGCCAGCTGTGACGCATCAGCCGCTAACGTGAGTAGAGCACAGGGCGCCGACGCTTTCGGCTAACTAAAGGGGGCACGGCCCCCTTTAGGATTTCCGGTTTATCTACTTGCAGGGTGCACGAACCATTCACCGGCCACGGTTTCGATCTCAGTAACGCCGTCGGCGTAGATGGTTGTCGCCCCGATGCTCGCTGGCCCGAACGTCACATGGCTTGCATCAACACCGAGAGGAAGCGCTATGTTGCCCACGACACTCACCGCGATCACTACGCGCACGACGCCGTCGCCGTCATTGACTTGAATGAATCGAACGCCCTGCCGGTCGTATGCGAACGCGTGCCATCCGGGAGCTATGCTCACATCCGGACGCGTCGGAGAAACTGCACCGAGGTCGTTACCAGACGCCGCCATAAACGTCTGACCGTCTTTAATCGGATCGGTGCCCGCCCCAGCCGCTGCCCGTGGGGTGACTGCCGTCTGACCATCCTTGATGGGATCTTCGCCGGGAGCCCCGAAAGCGCCCACGGCACCCGCAAAACCCATCGCCGAAATGGCGACGGCCACTGATATCTGCTTCATGCATATCCCTCGTTAGTGTGTGACGCGCCCGGAGACAAGCCGGCGCGGATTGATTCTACGGAAGGAGCCACCGCGACAGATGGCGAATATAAACGCCAACTGAACGGAATGTTCCCTTTACGGGTAGCATCTAGCTAGTCGTCTAGCATTTTGATACCGTGCCAGCACCTACCCGCTCTGGAGAGCGAAATGCTGGAACGCGAGATCACACATTTTGCCGGCCGTTTCCGCCGGTGCCGCTGCGGGAAGGAGCCGCGCCACGTGCGGTCCAGCGGCCGTAGCACGCGGGAGCCGGTGATCAGCCTGGCCGAAGCGCGGACCCAGCGCGACTCCACCCGCCACCGCCTGGAGTGCCCGTGCGGTGCCATCACCGCGCGGCATGCCAGCCTCGAACTGGCCGAGGCCCAGTGGGGAAGCGATTACGCCCAGCTTGCACTGCCCTCGCCTCCCGCTCGTCGGCGGAGGGCCTCGTGATGGATCGCTATCTCCCGGTCTCTTCGACCGCTGTTCACGCCAACGAGGCCGAGATCCTCGTTCGCACATCCCCGGCCCCACCGACAACCAGGGATCTGATCGAGCGCGACCGCTACGCGGTTTTCTCCGAATTCGGACCGCTCTGCCTGTACCTGTCGGCCGCCGCGGCGATCGAACTCGGCAACGCCCTCATCGAGGCAGGCCACCACTACCGGTCGCACGCCCACGCGTTCTTCGATGAAGGTGCTGAGCTAGCTAAAGGAGCGGCCGCATGAACGCGCTTCGCATCTTCGCCGCCTTGGGCGTGCTCGGCGCCCTCGGCCGCGCGGTGGGTCTCGTATGAACGCGCAGACGGCCAAGGGCCGCACCATCGGCATCGTCGAGTTCCCGCTGTCGGACCTCCTGACGCATCCCCGGAAGTACACCGCGATCATCGAGCGTCTGGCGATCGCACGCATGCAGGCCGACCTTACGCGGGATCGTGTGACGTACATCGTCTGGGACCCGTCTTTGAAGGCGGTCCACCAGTGCGACGTCACGCCCAGGTACGACGTCACCGTGTGGGACGGCCGCCTCGTGTTCTCTCCGTGCCAGACCGCCGACTCCGATGGGTCTTCCACCCACGCCTACCTCGCCGCCGCGTCGACCTAACGCGGCTCTTTTCAGCGCCCTGCACACGGCCCCCTTCCGTGGGCAAAGGGCTTACCCCTGGTTCGATGCCAGCAGGGCGCTGACCAGACCCCTCACCGCAGGAGCGATCCATGACACCAGCATCCTCGACACCCAGCCTTCTCGCCTGGTTCGAACGCTTCGGTTGGTGTGCCGGCGTGTTCATCGGCATGGCGATGCTTGCCCTCGCCGCCGACCTGGTCTCTCCCGCGTGACCCGTGTCATCCGCTGGTGGCTGTCCGCGCCGATGTCGGCGGGCTCAGCAACGGCAATCGTCATCGGCGTTTGGCTCGCCCTCGCCGCCCTTATCGCGATACCTGTCGCGATCCACTGAATCAGGAGATTTGCGTGAAAGAGCCCACCACCATCCAGCTGCTCGAAGATCTCGACGGCGGCGTGTTCGTCCAGCGCCTGGACGCTGCACTGAGGGCCGTGGCCCTCGGCGTCACGACCGAAGGCCGCGACGGCGAAGTGATCATCAAGATGAAGATCAAGCAGATCGGCTCCAGCAGCCAGGTCAACGCGGTCCATCAGATCAAGTACATCCAGCCCACAGCCAAGGGCCGCGTGGTGGAAGAAGCCACCACCAGCACTCCGCTGCACGTCGGCAAGGGTGGGCGCATGTCGCTGTTCCCCGACACGCAGCCCAGCTTGTTCGCGAACGAGCCGCGCACCGCGTCCGTCGACGACTGACCTGTCACCCACCAAGGAAACCGCACCATGGATCGTTCCGCCATCGAAGCTGTCAGCGAACTCGCCCTCCGAGCCGATAGCCATCGTTTCCCCGCAACCGCCATCCCGACCGTGATTCTTCAGACGGCCCAGGGCGAGCGCATCGTGTCGCTGGAGGACTTCGGCCTCGGGCGCTCTCGCTTCCGTGGCAACTACGCCACGACCAGCCTGTCGTCGTTCATCGGCCACGTCCTCGCAACCTCACCGAAGTCCGACGGGTTCATCGACCCTGCAAACATGCAGGCCGTCGTGTTCTTCAACCTGGGCACTCCGAACGCCCCGGGTCACGGTGACCACCGTGCCACTCTGTCGCTGAAGAAAACGGCCGCCTACGCCGCGCTGCTCGATGCCGCGAAGCGGAAGCACAACCAGCGCAGCCTCGCTGAATGGGTGGAGGACTGGCGGGAGTTCCTGACGCCGGTCCGCGATGGCAAGCCCAGCGCCGACACGATCGCAAAGGTCGTGGCGGCCATCCGCGACATCACCGTGAAGACCGCTCGCGAGGTGACGAAGGTCGAGCGCGACCTCGGCACGACCACGAGTGCCATGGCGAGCATTGACGCGCAAAGCCAGCACGTGCTGCCCGAGGGCTTCCTCTTCGAGGCCGAGCCGTACGCGGGCCTGCCCAAGCGCGTCTTCAACCTGCGCCTGGGCGCCGTTGCCGTGGACGACGCCAACCTCGCCCTCACGCTCCGCATCCAGCAGGCGGAGAGCGTCGACGAGCAGATCGCCGAGGACTTTGAAAAGGTGCTCCGCGAGGGCTTGTCCGAAGCGGTCTCGCTTTCGATTGGCAGCTTCACCCCGTAACCACCACCACGCCGCCGGCCATGCGCCGGCGGCAGGAGGAACCATGTCCACGCGACCGTCCGGCCACATCGCCGGAAACCTCGATTTCCTTGCGATCGCCATGCACCGCCGGATCACGCATTCGTCTCGCGGCGAGGTGCATGTGGCGTGGGTGACCGACGACGGCTGCGTGTTCATGGCCTCAGCCACCAGCGCCGCCGCGAAGGCGGTCACGGCCCACGCGCCGGAACTGGTCTTCCAGCGGTACCGAAAGATCCCCGGCTTCGGCCGCCCCGAGATTCTCGATGACTTGGCCGAAGCGCGGCAGGCGTATGCACGCCGCTCGCTGCATGCGGCCGAAGGAGATGTACTTCATGGCTGACGGTAGCCACCATTCCGGCTTTCTCGACTTCGGCAAGGAACTCGTCGTCGACCTGTTCGCGGGCGGCGGCGGTGCCAGTCTCGGCATCGCCCGCGCTTACCGCGAACCCGATATTGCGATTAACCACAACCCGGTGGCGGTGGCTGTCCACCGCGCGAACCACCCGCACACGAAGCACTTCATAAGCGACGTGTTCGAGGTCGATCCTCTGGAGGCGACCGGTGGACGCCCCGTGGGTGTGCTGTGGGCATCTCCCGACTGCCGTCATCACAGCAAGGCCAAAGGCGGGAAGCCACGCAGCAAACGCGTGCGCGGCTTGGCATGGGTCGTCGTGAAATGGGCGTCGGTGGTGAAGCCACGGCTCATCCACCTCGAGAACGTGGAAGAATTTGCCGATTGGGGGCCGCTGGACGCCAGCGGGCAGCCGGACCGTGCACGCAAGGGCGCGACCTTCAGGAAGTGGGTGCGCGAACTCGAACGGCTAGGCTACCAAGTCGACTGGCGGGAGCGTATCGCCGCGAACTCGGGCACGCCCACCATCCGCAAGCGCCTCTACATCATCGCCCGGTGTGACGGGCGACCCATCGTCTGGCCGCAAGGCGAATACGCGAAAGTCCCGACCGGCAAGTTGAAGCCGTGGCGGACGGCGGCCGAGCATTGCATCGACTGGACGATTCCGGGGAAAACGATCTTCGGCCGCAAGAAGCCGCTGGCTAAGAACACCCGTCGTCGCATCGCCCGGGGTCTGTGGAAGTTCACGATCAACACGCCAACGCCGTTCCTGGTACCGCTGCGCGGCACCTCGCCAAGCCACCACAGCGTGCATGCCGTTGACGCGCCTCTGTCGACTGTGAGCGGACAGGGAACCCACCACGCGCTCGTCGCAACGCATTTGACCGAGTTCGCCAACGCCAGCAGTCAGAGGTCGTTCTCCGCCGAGGAACCGCTTCGCACCCAGTGCGCGCAGGTGAAGGGCGGGCACTTCGCCATGGTCGGCGCCCACGTCACGAAGTTCCGTGCGAACAGCACCGGCAGCGCGATCGAAGGGCCGCTGCACACGGTCACGGCCGGCGGCGACATGGCACGTCCGGCCGGTGCCGCTCACGCTATGGGCTTGGTCGCCGGCAGCCTCGTACAGATAGGCTGGGGCGAGCGTGCGGGTCAGGCGCCCAGGGCGCTCGACCCCGGCGCACCGCTCGGGACCGTCGTGGCCGGCGGCGTCAAGCAGGCGGCCGTCAGCGCCCATTTGACGCACCTGACGCACCATGGCGACAGGTCCGGGTATGCCGCGACTGACGCCTTCCGGACAGTCACCGGCGCCAACCGTGGCGAGCAGGCGCTCGTGTCGGTCTTCCTCGAACAGGCGAACGGCGGGTTCTACGATGGCGCCGGCCGTGATTGCCGCGACCCGCTCTCGACAATCACGACCAGTGGCGCGCAGCAGCGGCTCGTCACTGCTTGCTTGGTGAAGTATTACAGCTGCGGCGGGCAATGGCAGGGTGCCGAAGAGCCGATGCATACGGTGCCGACAAAGGATCGCATCGGCGTCGTTCAGACCATTCAGATGCCTGGTGATGCCCTATCGCCTGAGCAACTGGAAGGCGCCCGACGCGTCGCCGCGTTCCTCCACGAGGAACTCCCCGAGCACTTCCCCGAGCCGTTCGACGTGTTGCTCATGGGCGATTACGTGATGACGGACATCACCCTGCGCATGCTCGTGCCGCGCGAATTGGCACGCGCACAAGGGTTCCCCGATGACTACTACCTTGAATGGGGCCTGTTCGAAGCCGAACCCGGTTCTGGCCGTTGGATCTGGCTGCCCATATCGAAGACCGACCAGGTAAAGCTGATCGGCAACAGCGTGTGCCCGCAGGAGGCCGAAATCCTGATCGCGGCAAACGCTGCGGACCTCATTGATCTCTACAGCCGCCAGGAGGCTGCATGACCCCTACCATTTGCATCTATCACGGTAATTGCGCCGATGGGTTCACCGCCGCGTGGGTCGTGCGGAAAGCTCTTGGCGCAGAGGTTCAATTCCACGCCGGCAAGTACGGCGCGGCACCACCCGACGTAACCGGGCACGTCGTCTATATCGTCGATTTCAGTTACCCCCGGGACGTCCTCGAGGCGATGTCGGCGGTGGCCGCGCAGATCGTCATCCTCGATCACCACAAGACGGCGCGGGATGCGCTTGAAGACCTCGCCCTGGGCAATGTGATTGTGAAGTTCGACATGGACCGCAGTGGTGCGCGTATCGCGTGGGACTACTTCTTTCCGCACGACGAGCCGCCGCGCCTGCTCCAGCACGTGGAAGATCGTGACCTCTGGCGGTTCGAACTCGACGGCACGCGCGAGGTGCAGTCGGCACTCTTCAGTTACCCCTACGACTTCGACGTATGGGACCGCCTGATGACGTCGCCGCAGGCGATCGAGACGCTCTACCACGATGGCGTCGCGATCGAACGCAAGCATCAGAAGGACGTGGCGGAACTCGTCGGGGCCTTCCGCCGGCGCATGGTGATCGGCGGCCACGACGTCCCGGTTGCGAACCTGCCCTACACGCTGACCAGCGATGCGGGCGGGCTCATGGCCCAGGGTGAGCCGTTCGCGGCGTGCTACTGGGATACCGCGTCGGGCCGTACGTTCAGCCTTCGCAGCTGCGAGGGTGGCCTCGATGTCGCCCTTATCGCGCAGCAGTACGGCGGCGGAGGCCACCGGGGCGCCGCCGGCTTCCGCGTGCCCTACGGCCATGTACTCGCTGGTGGAACGGAGGGGTGCTGATCATGGACACCCCGATTCGTAAGCTGTTCGACCCGGCCGTTATGCCTCCACGTGGCGAGGACGGGATGTGTTGCCACCCCGACCTCCAGAGCGACCGCTGGAACATGGACGACAACGAGGAGGCCTTTGACCGCGCAAAATTCGCGGCGGCGGGCTACGAGATCACGTTCGTCTGGTTCGAAACCGACGGAACCGAGGAAGAGCACGAACGCTTCATGGACGACGGCTGCGACGTGTCGTTCTGGACGCCCACCCCACCCGCCGGTGAGGGCTGGTTGTTCTGTGGCATCTGGGACACCGAGGACATGCCCGTGGCGTTCTACGTGCGTGAAATGGTGACCGCATGATTGCCACGCTCTGGACGGCCTTGAGACTCAAGGCATGGGCATGGGTCCTTCGCCGCGCGCTGGTGGTCATGGCCCGCCGCCCCGACTTCGTTGTCGGCGGCCAGGATCGGCCCTACCTCCTCCGGTGGTGGGTCATTCCCCGCAACCGGTTCTTCAACGTCTACCTGCACCAATTCCACCGCTCGGACGATGACCGCGCGCTGCACGACCACCCGTGGTGGAACGTGAGCATCGTGCTCGTCGGGCAGTACCTCGAACACCGAATCCATGCCGGTGGCGTCCATACGCAAACGCTACGCGAAGCGGGATCGATCGTCGGGCGTATGCCGCGCACTGCGCATCGGATCGAACTGTTCGACGGACAGACCTGCACGACCCTCTTCATCACCGGGCCGCGCTTGCGCGAGTGGGGCTTCCACTGCGCACGAGGCTGGGTGCCGTGGCAGAAGTTCACCGACTCCAAGGACCCCGGGGCCATCGGCGCGGGGTGCGAAGCGGTAGCGGAGGAAGCAAAGGCATGAACACCGAATCCAGCACTTGCCGCGCGGTCTATGCCGTTGTCCATGATGGCGTTTCCGACAGCGGGCATCAGCTTTACACCATTCATGAGGACCGCGTGCCCAACGCGGATAACTGGAAGCTGTTCGTGTCCCAGGCTACCGAACATCTGAAGGCCGCCGCGGATTCGCAGGTGGTGCCATTGCCCGTTATCGCGTCAGGTGGGCTAATGGGCAAGGACTACGCGAACGGCTGGAACGACTGTCGCGATGAAATCCTCTCCAATCTTAGTGACGCGGTGAACGCGAGCCCGGCTGTCGCCACGGCTGGGGATGGGGTGACGGAGCGAGTCGAAGCGGGCATCGCGGCGGCTGCACGGTATACGAAGGACAACGGCTACGAACACTTCACCACGGGCGCCATCGACGCCGCCGTGCGCGAAGCCCTCGCCTCGCCTAGCGCACCGCGAGTCGGGGTGCCGGAAGGCTTGCTCGACCGCGTTCGGTCAGCCGAGCAGCGCATTGCTGACGGCCACAGCATTCGCCGCGTACCGGCTGATCCCTCCGACCCGGACCTCGTGCTGGCAGAAGTGCGCATGTTCCTGGAGGGCAACGCAGAGCCATTCTGGATCACCCCTGCGCCGGAGGTACAGTCGTGAAGACGATCGCCCAAGCGCTCTTGCTCACGCTCATCACGGCGACGTTCCTAGGTCTAGCAGCGTTGTGGCTGGTCGGCCCGGCGTACCTCATTTCGCTTGGCCGGTGGTGGAGCATCCCGCTGGGCGTTTTCGGCTACCTATTCCCGATCGCCTTAATCGTCGTGACGTGCGTCAATCACTCGAATAAGACAGTGGACCCGGAGGTGCGCAATGGCTGACCGCGATCCCCGTACCGAGCCATCAGCGGGCGACATCGTCACTAACGGCACGCAGACCTTCTACGTCACCCGCGTCGAAGCCGGCGAGGTGTTCTACACCGAGGATCATCCGCCTTTGCCCAAGCTTTCCGTCGACATCGACGAATGGCGCGCATTTTCCCGCACCGACACCGTGATCAGCGGGGCTAAAGTACCATGATCGCGCTATGCACTCAGGATGCCATCCACCAGCATCGTCGCGATGAGCACGCTCGCCGTGTATTGCGCAATCGCCTCCAGCACGCGCACATCCGCCTGCGGATCGTCCGGAATTCTATAAGGGCCTCCAGCCCAGAGTTGACGCGCGGTGCTCTGCTCGCCATCAACGCGTTGCCACGCGATGACCGCTCGTTGCAGCGCGAGTCCCGCACCGCCAAGATGCCGAAAGTTGCCTACGAGCGCCAGAATGTCGCCTGGCACTGCGTAGCCATCCGCCTGATCGGACAGGTTGGAGATGAGCACCCAATCGCCCATCCCATCGGGGTCATCAAGCAGGGTCTGCCAGCTTTTTGCCCTTGCATTCCATTCGTGAATGCTTCTGGAAATCATCATGGCGTGGTCACGAGCAAGGACCCGCGCCTCCATGTCCCGGCGCCTGCTCTCGTGACTCATTTGCCAGGTGGCGATCAGGCCTGTGGCAGCAATGGCAAGGATCGCCCCGACAGCTTGCACCCACGCAGGCGCATTCGGAGACCAAAGCCATCCCGGCAGCCTCACCGACAGGGCCACTACAGCGCCCAGAATTCCAGCGATGGCAAGGGCAATCGCCCGCTCAATCCAGGAACCTTCCATGCGTGAACTCCCCCTCCTGATGAATGGCGCCATGGTAGCGGCCTTGCGCCTTCAGCGCTCCGCACGGAACTGCTCCCAGAACTGCCGCGTGGCAGATGCCCAGGCATCGCCCGCGTTCGCGAAGGGGCCGATGGAACGGGCGGCCACTGCTTCTGCCTCGCTCACCGCCTCGTCGAGGGCGATCAGATCGGCGAAGAAGGACTTGCCGAAAATCGTTACCGTCTGCCTCACACGTGGAATTAGGTACTCGCCCTCGATTTCGTCTGCGTCACTCACCGCGACGATGCCGCTGTCTAACGCGGTGCAGGGCCGCGTGCTTGCCGCGCTCGTGCCTGGTCCGCCACCGAACGATGACCCAGCCGATTGCGCCGAGCAACAGAACGGTGACCATCACGATGCCAAACACCAGATTGGCGTTCTGCCCGAGCGCATAGCTTTCCGGGCTGGACGGTCGCGGAAAGAGGCCTATCACCATGCGTGAGCTACCCATCCTTTTCAGTGCACCGATGGTGCGCGCCATCCTTGAAGGCCGCAAGACCGTGACCCGCCGCGTCGTCAAGCCACTTCCGGGGCGGACGATCGAGAACTTAGCTCTCGTCGGCGGGGATGTCGACGCGGCTGCCTATAGCGGCCGACACAATGACCCGGCTTCATGGGGTTACCCCTGCGCCGACGATGGCGTCGACATGAGCCTCGGCGGCTGGACGAGCCTCCTCGCGCGTTACCGGGTTGGTGATCGGCTTTGGGTGCGCGAGACGTGGGCGTGTCCTCCGGACTGTGATGACCTGCCGCCTTTGGCTTGCGTTGACGAAAGCCTTTGGTGGAAGGCCTCAATTCCGACGTACCCACAGGGATACGCGGCGTGCCATGGCAAGTGGCGGGCGAGCATCCACATGCCGAAGTGGGCGGCCCGCATATGGCTGGAGGTGACCGACGTTCGCATCGAGCGACTCAACGACATCTCGGAGTCGCAGGCACTTCGCGAGGGCCTCGTGCAATTGCCCGCCTCTGGCCGCTTCGCGATCAACGCCGGGGACCAGTATTTCGGCGGCGCCTCCCACAGCTACGCCGAGGTGTTCTCGTGGCTATGGGACAGCCTAGCTAAGGCAGGTGCGCGCTGGTCCGACAACCCTTGGGTTTGGGTCGTGGAATTTCGCCGCACCGAGGCGCGCCATGGCTAGAACCGAAGACATGTTCGCCGCCCTGAAGCCGCCGCGCGCGAAGCCGCGCGTGCTTATGCATCACGACGACATTGGCATCGGCACCTACGGCTATCTGGTCACCTTCGTTTGCCGCAAATGCGGTGCGGCTTCGGAACTGATGCATTGCGACACGCCTACAGACATTAACCGCGGGATGCCATGCCCGTACTGCAATGAAAACGAGGAGGTGCCTCATGGGCGCAGCTGAAAACATCCCGTTCGAGGAACGGGCGCTCAATGCCGACGAAGTCGGCGTGCTACTGGGGTGCAGCGGGCGCCAGGTGCTTGAACGCATCGCCTGCAAGCCGGGATTCCCTGCCCGCCTGTCGGTACGTCCCGCCTCGTGGATCGCTCGCGAGATCCTCGAATGGCGTGACGCTAATCGAGTTGGTCCGCGAGCTCGTCGGCGGTAG